CATGTACCTAATCTCTTACGAAAGGCAGGACACAATGTCAACATTATATCAGGTCCTACGGACATTCCTAGTGCTACCACTCCTGGCGCATTTCTCAACTTCGGCGGCACTAATATCTACAAAGCTAGTCAAGTTGAACAAATGGGCCGTTTATTTTGCTCCGGAGCAGTTAAGCCAGGTGATCATTTTTTGTTTACTGATGCTTGGCATCCTGGCATCATAAACTTAAAGTACATGAGTGAACTACTGAATATTCCAGTAGTCACACATGGCTTATGGCATGCTGGTAGTTATGATCCTCAAGACTTTCTCGGACGCCTTGTGGGAGACAAGCCCTGGGTACGTCATGCAGAGAAGAGCTTTTTCTACGCATTTGATCACAACTATTTTGCCACAGACTTTCACATTGGGATGTTTCGTGACAACTTGCTACAGACTAATCTAGGAACTATCTACGATTATACTGCATCCGGAAGGATTGTACGCACAGGTTGGCCCATGGAGTATATGGATAATACATTAACCATGTATAAGAACATGCCTAAGCGGGATCTTATTTTGTTTCCACATCGCATTGCACCAGAAAAGCAAGTTGATATCTTTCGTGACTTGGCCACACACTTGCCACAATATGAATTTATTGTTTGTCAAGATCAGCAACTAACAAAGAACGAATATCATAATTTACTAGGTGAAAGTAAAATTGTGTTTAGTGCAAGTTTGCAAGAAACACTAGGTATTGGTTGTTATGAAGGTTCTATTGTAGATGCTGTTCCTATGGTACCCGATCGGTTGTCATACAGTGAAATGTATTATGAAGGATTTAAATATCCCAGCGAATGGACGCAAGATTGGGATAGTTATCTAATTCATAGACAAGAATTGTGTCATCACATTATTGTCACAATGACTCATTACGATAAGAGACTTCCACAACTACGCAAACAAGCAGTTGATCTAACTGAAAACTTTTTTAGTGCAACCAAATTATTGGAAAATTTAAAATGAAATGGTTTTTAAATACACTTGAACGATTCGGTCGTAGACGCATAGTAATGGATAGACAAGATAATGAGCCATACCTTGAACGATATTATTTGTTCCTTAAAGACAGAAAGCGTTTTCCCTTTAATGTCTTTCTACATAAGTTTCTTAAATCAGATCCCGATGACGTGCATGATCATCCATGGTCTTACGCTACTCTAATTTTAAAAGGCGGTTATTATGAATGGACTCCTAACTTTGATTCGCAAGGTGCCAAGATCGGTGAGACACGGCATTGGCGTGGTCCTGGGCACTTCCGTATTTGCCCTGCTAATAGCTATCACCGTGTTGAGCTTAAAGAAGGAACAGACTGCTGGACAATGTTCATGCCTGGTCCACAAAGGCGTGAATGGGGATTCCTTGTTGACAACAAATGGATTCACAACGACAAATATTTAGAAGAGAATGCCCGTGAAAGAACACATATTTAAAGGTCCAGAATCTATTGAAGAAAGTAATGCTCCTTGGACTGAATTAGTTCAAGAAGATTACCATGTTGTAATTTACAGAGACAAATATCCCTGTACACAAGGTCATTTATTGTTTGTGCCTAAATATAACACAATATCTGTGCTCAATAATGCATTCGAAGATGCAGTTAGATGGGGTAGAGATAAAGTAGAGGGCGGAGAATGGGACGGATTCAATATTGGATTTAATTATGGCGAGGCAGCAGGCCAAACTGTTAATTGGCCACACGTACATCTTATTCCTCGAAGAAAAGGTGATGTTGAGGATCCAGTAGGGGGAATTCGAAATACAATACCCGGTAAGGGAAATTATCGATCGCCATCCTACAAAAATGATTGACAAGATGCAATACAGAACGTATAATATAAGTTTAAACAGTGAGCTGATATATGAGTAATACAAGTAAAATTAAACTAGCAGAATTATTTTATAGCATACAAGGTGAAGGACGGTACATGGGTGTACCGTCTGTTTTCTTGCGTACATTTGGATGTAATTTTAAATGTCAGGGCTTTGGTATGCCCAAGGGCGAACTAAGCGATGAAGCAAACAAAGTTGATCCTAGCAAATATAACGATTACAAAATGTTGCCACTTGTTAGCACAGGATGTGACAGTTATGCAAGCTGGGATCCACGTTTTAAAGATCTTAGTCCGTTGGTAGAGGTTGACGGTATTGTAGAACGTATTATGGAAATGCTACCTCATAAACACTGGCAAAACGAACATCTAGTTATAACAGGCGGGGAGCCGTTGTTAGGTTGGCAAAAACAATATCCAGACCTGCTAAGTCATCCTAATATGGAGCTGTTAAGAGAACTCACGTTTGAAACAAACGGCACAATGAGATTAACTTCTACATTTAAAGATTATCTAAGAGAATGGAACGGTATTGGAAGAGAGTTAACTTTTTCTGTCAGTCCCAAACTAAGCGGTAGTGGAGAACCTAGAAAGGATGCAATTAAGCCTGAAGTAGTTGCGTCTTATGACGAAATTGGTTATACATATCTTAAATTTGTTGTTGCTACAGAAGAAGATGTTGCTGAAGCACTAGAGGTTATTAAATTATACGAAGACGGTGGATATCTTAATCCAATTGTATATCTGATGCCAGTTGGCGGTGTGGAAAGTGTATATACATTAAACAATCGTCGTGTTGCAGAACTAGCAATGAAATACGGCTTACGATATAGCGATCGGTTGCAGGTGCCTCTCTTTAAAAATGAATGGGGAACTTAATGGGTATATTAGATCAAGCAGTTATACCAATTAAAAAAGAAAACAAAATGAAAGAATTTATTAAACGTATTTTAGGCATTGATAAAATTGAAGCTAGGAAATTAGCCGAAGCCGCAAAAGAAAAAGCGGTACAGGATGCCAAAGACGCAGAAGACGAAGCTTCAAAGTATGCCAGTATGTCTTCAAAAGAGAAAGCAACTTCTAAAGAAGAACCATATATTTCTGTTGTGAATACACATGTCAATAAAGATAATGTTCGAAACGGATTTTTTGAACTTGACTGGAATGACATATTTGTGCTACAATTAAGACAACAAGGATATCAAGGTTCTACCGACGAAGAAGTGGTAGATAAATGGTTCCAAGAACTGTGCCGCAATGTTGGTGCAGAAGAAGGTGTGGACATGGATCGTAGAGGGTCTGGACACGTTAGGCGGGCTTTACTTGACAACGGAAAATCGGAAGTATATTGATGACTAAAACTTATATCTTGGTAGATACAGCAAACACATTTTTTAGAGCACGGCACGTTATTCGTGGTGATCTAAATGATAAGGTAGGTATGAGTCTAGCCACAGTATTAGGTAGTGTTCGTAAAGCATGGCGTGACTTTAAAGGCGATCACGTTATATTCTGTCTCGAGGGGCGTAGCTGGCGCAAAGACTATTATGCTCCTTACAAGCGTCAACGCACAGAAGCTCGTGCGGCACAAAGTCCACGAGAGCAAGAAGAAGACCGTGTGTTTTGGGAAACGTTTGATGAGTTTAAAACATTCATTGCAGATAAAACTAATTGTACAGTATTACAACACCAACAATTAGAAGCAGATGATTTAATCGCAGGCTGGATACAAAACCATCCTAATGATAACCATATTATTATTTCGACAGATGGAGACTTTGCACAATTGATTGCTCCTAACGTGAAACAGTACAATGGTGTAATGCAGATTACAACTACACACGAGGGCTACTTTGATGAAAAAGGTAAGCGTGTTAAAGATAAAAAGACTAATGAAGTTAAAGCCGCGCCGGACCCAGCATGGCTACTCTTTGAGAAATGTATGCGTGGCGACACCTCCGACAACATCTTCTCTGCTTATCCGGGAGTACGCGAGAAGGGGACAAAGAATAAGGTTGGTCTCCGTGAGGCCTACAACGATAGATCCACTCGCGGATATAATTGGAACAACATGATGCTACAAAAGTGGGTCGACCATGAAGGTGTCGAACATCGTGTGTTAGATGATTACACTCGAAATGTTAATCTATGCGACTTAACTGCACAGCCCGATAACATTAAAGAATTAATTAAAGAAACAATCGATAATGCAACTACTTCTAATAAAAATATTGGACAAGTTGGAATTAGACTGTTAAAATTATGTGCCGCATACGATCTAGTTAAAATTAGCGAGCAGGTCGAAAGCTATGCACAACCATTAAATGCAAGGTATATTTTATGATATCAACAGCTAAAGTACTAATTCCAGAAAAGGAATGGTTATTAAAAGATCAAGACTCCAAGATTGGTAGTGTGACTAAAAATAAAAAAGGTTATTCTTTTTTAAAGAATGGTCGACAATTTGATTTTAAAGACCTTGACGAGATCAAATCTCAATTTGGTATTAGAGTATGGGAAGAAGGCTCTAAGATTTTTAAAAAATCAGTTCAAGATACAACCAATGGATATAGTATCTACGAATATCCTTGTAGTTCTAACCCTCACGAACCAGTATATAGTGTTAGACAAAAATTGCCATTGTATGCCAAAAGTTCAAAAAGCAAAAGTCAATATTGTGCAGGTTATTATATAATTAAATTCCGTAAAGGTTGGGTTAAGAGTTTCTGTCCTAAACTAATAACTTTAGAACGTTATCCATATTACGGCCCGTTTAAAACTGAATCAGAGATGAAAACTTTATTAAATAAAGTTAACAAACTATGAAACAATTAAACACACTGCCCATTGAAGATTTCTTAGACAAAGCTCGTGTTGCTATCAAGGGCAATCAAAAGAATCTTACATTAACTATTAAAGAAGTTGCCGACCTTCAGAATAGCCTAAGTATTGTTATGACACGTCTAAGTGGAGAAATGGATCAGATACTGGCCAATGCCCAACCTAGCAACGTCGAAATCAAAATGGACGGCGGTAAATTTTAAGTATTTGATATAAATATATACGCACTAAATGGAGAGCGTATATAATGAGCAGACCAAAACCCAAGGTTCTATTAGAAATTACTAATAAAAAGACATACAAGACTGAACAGGTTTTAGATGCTGAAGCCATTTGGGCTGTGTTTTATGATGATAAACCGATTAATTTAAAAACTAGTAGTTTGGTTGTACAACAACTAGGTCCTAAATATAAAAAAGTTAGTTTCTCCAATAGTGGACATGCTTTCAATCTAGCAGAAAAATTAAACAAAATGTTTAATACCGATATGTTCAGTGTTTATAAATTGGTCACTGGGGAAAAAATAACCAATGAATCTCAAGAAAGAAACGACTCGTAAAGTATTAGATATATTAATGCCCTCTGCTGGGGAAGAAATATATCAAAGAGCGTTGAAAACTTGGTGGGCAAATATTCGACAAAAATCCAAAGGCGGGCTCAAATTAACAGATTTAGGCTACAAATGCCTAATCGAAGCCGGTGTAAAAGAATATCAAATTAAACTTGATAATTCTAACCCACACACTAATCAATTAATAATTTGGTTAGATCATTTTATAGATTGCCCATACTATCTAACCCAAAAAGAAATTTGTGTATTCAGTGAACGTATGGCTATCCAATTGGTGTTGTTTTCAGGCAACATAGAAAAATTTTGTTCTGCAAAAGCCAAAGCTAATTGACTTTTTAGTAAGATGAGTGTATAATAGATACATACTGAAGCAAAAGGCAACGGTATTTTATTAACACTAAAGAAAGCATAGCATGGCAGAGCAAACATCAGTAAATCGGACACAAACTCCTAACGAAGCTAAACGTAGTATTCGTAAATGTATTAAAATCCAACGACCAGTATTCATGTGGGGTCCTCCCGGTATTGGCAAATCCGACATTGTTAAACAAATTGGCAATGAGCAAGGTCGAGAAGTTATTGATGTTCGACTAAGCCTTTGGGAACCTACCGACATTAAAGGTATTCCATATTATAATAGTACAGAAAATACTATGACATGGGCTCCTCCCGCAGAACTGCCTACTGATCCAGAGTCTACTGCTATTTTATTCCTAGATGAATTAAATTCCGCGGCTCCTGCTACGCAAGCCGCGGCTTTTCAGTTAGTACTGAATCGCCGTGTTGGTACTTATCAATTGCCAAAAGGTGTTAGCATTGTTGCCGCAGGTAATCGTGAAGCAGACAAAGGTGTCACTTATCGTATGCCAAGTCCGTTGGCAAACCGTTTTGTTCACTTAGAATTAAAAAGTGACTTCGAAGATTGGATGCAATGGGCGACAGAAAATAAACAACACGAGCAAGTTGTTGGTTATTTGGGTTTTGCTAAACAAGACTTGTACGACTTTGATCCAAAAAGCTCAAGCCGTTCATTTGCCACTCCCCGCTCATGGTCATTTGTCAGTGACTTGTTAGGTGATGACGATTTGTCAGAGAACACATTGACCGATTTGGTTGCTGGTGCTGTCGGTGAAGGACTTGCTGTTAAGTTTATGGCACACCGTAAGGTTGCTAAACAGATGCCCAAACCAGAAGATATTTTGGCAGGTAAAATTAAAAAGTCTCAAATCAAAGAAATCTCTGCAATGTACTCGTTGGCTGTTAGTATGTGCTATGAACTGCAAACAGCACACGAAAAGAAAGTCAAAGATTGGGATGGTATGGCAGATAACTTTTTTGCCTTTATGATGGATAATTTCCCAACTGAGTTAGTTGTTATGGGTGCAAAGATTGCATTGACAAATTATAAATTACCGTTTGATGCAAGCAAGTTGAAAAACTTTGATCGCTTCCACGATCAATACGGCAAATATATTATCCAAGCAATGGAATAAAAAAGGCCTTCGGGCCTTTTTATTTTAAATACATTAACTAAGGAAACATATGGCAGGCAAAGCAAAATCAATTTATCTTACTGTTCTTCCCAAAGGAGAGTATCTCAGCGTTTTTAAGAAAGTATTCTTTGAAGCCAAAACATATAACGAATATGTTAAATCGGAAGAATTTAAAACAAAATGGCCCTTAGACAAATTTGATATTGTCAAAGAAACCTATTAAAGGTTGACAGAGTGGTAAAAAGAATGTATAATACATACATACAGTTAAACACTAGGAGCATAAAATGGCTACAATGAAACAAGAGCGTACTAAAAAAATCGAAAAAAGAGAATTTACTTCTAGCGAAAAAAATAAAATTGTAGAAAAATTAGTGACAGCTCGAGTAGGATTGTTGTTGCGTCATCCATTTTTTGGCAACCTAGCTACTCGTCTTAAACTTATTGATGCATCTGATTGGTGTTCAACCCTGGCAACAGATGGTCGCAATTTCTACTACAGCAATGATTTTGTAAATCGTCTAACACCTAAACAAGCAGAGTTTGGATTTGCTCACGAAGTATTACACAATGTATTTGATCATATGGGACGTCGAGATCATCGAGATCCTACATTGTCAAACATTGCCGCAGACTATGCGGCTAACCAAATTCTTAAAGATGAGCGTATTGGTGAAGTTCCAGACTTTATTCAAATCTTTCAAGACAATAAGTATCGCGGTTGGTCATATGAAAAGATCTATGATGAACTGTACGAAAACGCAGAAAAGATTGATATTGGATCGCTGGGCGAGTTATTAGACGAGCACTTAGATGGTGAAGGCGACAATGAAGGTAGTGGCGGAGACAACGGCGATAAAGAAGGTAATGGCAAGGGTCGACCACGTTTAACCGCTGAAGAAAAGAAACAGATCCGTGATGAGATCAAAGAAGCAATGGTGGCTGCCGCACAATCCGCAGGTGCAGGTAAAGTGCCTGCAGGCATACAACGTATGATCAAAGACTTTACAGAGCCAAAAATGGATTGGCGTCAATTGTTGCGTATGAGTATACAAAGTATTATCAAAAGCAACTTCAGCTTCAGCCGTCCTAATCGTAAGTCACAACATTGTGGTGCTATCTTACCAGGATTGATGAACGAAGATACAATTGATGTGTCCATAGGTATTGACATGTCAGGCAGTATCTCGGATGCTATGGCCATGGACTTTATCAGTGAAGTTAAGGGCATCATGGACGAGTATGTAGACTTTAAATTGGATATCTGGTGCTTTGATACAGGTGTATATAACTATGCTCAATTTACTAGAGATAATGCTGACGATATTATGAGCTATGAGTGCAAAGGTGGCGGAGGTACTGATTTTGATGTAAATTGGAAGTTTATGAAAGATAATGATATTTTACCAAAGAAATTCATTATGTTTACAGACGGCTATCCTTGCGGTAGCTGGGGTGATGCAGACTACTGCGATACACTGTTTATTGTACACGGTGACGAAACCATAAATGCACCACATGGCCAGACTGCGCATTATAAATAAAGTACGTGTTTAATTTATGTCGTTAAATCGTGGTGATGTTAATCCGTTGAGTGTTATAGGAATGAGGAGACTATCTTTTATTCCTAAACACTTTACTAAAATTAGTATCATCAGAGATGATTTAAATATCAAGATTGTCGACCAATGGATTAACTACAATTTAAATAGTAGGTATGCTATTAAGAAAACAGTAGGGTTAGATTCAAATAATAAATTAGTTGAATCTATTGAAGTTGGATTAGAAGATCCAAAAGAAATAACTATGTTTACTTTAGGCTGTCCGCATTTACATACAAATTAATAAGGAAATATTAAATGGAAAATCAAGAACAAGCACAACTAGTATCAGATGGCGTTGCTCCATCTGATGCACCAAAGCCTCCAGAATTGTCTATTGCTGACTTACAGAACATCCGTACTATCATTGACGCCGCTTCAAAGCGTGGCGCATTTGGTGCCGCCGAGTTGTCATCAGTAGGAACAACATTTGATCGCTTAAATGCTTTCTTAAATAGTGTAGCACCACCCCCAGCAGATCCAGCCGCACCACCAACCGGTCCAGCTGCCTAAAAAGGAGAATTCACATGAAACATGTGGGAAAAATGAAAAACAACGGTGCCAAAATTGTTGTCGCCTATAGAACTTTGCCAGGCGATGCATACAGTGCATTAGTAGTTGGCACACAGGTATTACCCGATACCTATCACGACTCGTTGATGAGTCTTGTGCAGAACGACATGGCTCAAGGCGCAAATGAGTTAGCCGACATTCTATCATCACGCAAGTTTCCTGATGGTAATACTATGTTAGAATGGTTGCATAATAGCGGGCACCTAAAAAAAGTTCCCACAAACATGGTTATTATGACACCTACTCCGCAGGCGTCAGTTCAATTAGACGAACTAAATCAATTGATTGCAGACCAAAAGGGAATCACAATTGATGAACTAGCAATCACTGATGGAGTAAATCCTAATAAAAAATCTGCTAACAAGACTAGTCAAAAGGTCGAAGTTGAAGAAGCAGATGATCTAACTCCTGCTCAGATGCGTTCAAAAGCCGATGCATTGTTTAAGCAAGCTCAAGTGTTGCGTAAACAAGCAGACGAGATTGATCCACCAAAAAGCAAAGTCAAAAAAGTCTCAGTTGAAACTGAGTAAGTTATAATTGGTATTATCTATTTGTCAGGGCTACGGCCCTGACTTCACTTCAAAATATAATATGACTCTTTGGGAAAACTTCTTAACACATCAAGGAAAGCCATCGTTTAAATGGACTCATTACTTTCCTATATATGAAAAACATTTTA